CAGCTTGATCTTCAGCGCCTCCTACAGCATAATATGTCTTGACCGCACTCCATTCCCCTCTATAGGTTGGCATCGTTCCGACAGTACCTTGGATTCCATCTTTAAGGGTCACAATTGTTATACTATCAGTTGCGCTAATTGAGGAATCATCTCCTTCTGTTACCTTCACTTTAATAAGGTTAGGTGATTTTGAAAAATTAAACCAAACAGTGTTATTACTACTAATGCTTAAAGTTTTATTCGAAGTATCGTGAGGCACACCATTTATTTCCCATGCGTACTGCGGATCCTTAAAACCTTGCTCGTTAATAGTCAAATTTATTGTAGAAGGATCAGGGTTTTGTTCGTTATCATCGTACTTTATTACATAAGAATCGGATTCTAATCTTGCTACTCTTGCCGATGCACCTCCTCTGGCAGGAGATAAAGTTATGCTCATAGATCTCTGAACGTTATTCCCGCTCTTGTTTTTTATAAAAGCGTTTACCGTGAAAACGATAGAGGAATTTATACTATCACCACTAAATATTACATTTCCTTGGTTATTAATACTGGCTTCAATCGTACTAGGCGACGGATAATTTACGCTTAAATTATAGGAGCCATTATCAGTTAGACCTTCATGATTACCCTTATTAGCTACGTAATCCAAAAGATCTGTACCTTCATATACGAAAATCTCATTATTTGCTCCCGAAATATCCCGAACTTCACTACCGTCATCATTAACGACAAGAGAATGATTATCGTTAGAGCCAATAATAGCAATAGAATCATCTCCTACCTTACCTTCGGTCAATCTAGGTATACTTATTGTTTTCTCTATATTTGACAAGTCACTTTTAATAAAAAATATTAAACTATCTGCCATAAAACCATTTTGGCTAATTAAAGAGTTAAACTGAGACGCAGTGATTTGATAACTTATAATACATCCGTCACTTTGATTATTTAGTGGATTAAATTCAGCAGAATTCCTTATGGCATCAAAACTACTATCTGAACCAGAGATTCCCTGAACGTCTCCATTTAAATCAATATATTTTAAGCTTAAAGTTACATCATTTATACTACTTACGCTAGTATTCCTAAAGTAAACATCTATAAATATTTTATCATGAGAATTAGGATCTAATTTCAAATCTGTATTTTCATCAATGTATTTAAAATAAGAAGGGGAAGCGATAATTTCAATAAAGTCAAAATCATTCCCGCTAACTTGCCTAAATTTTCCTTTTAAAATTAAGTTTGCATTAGAATCTAATTCTAAAGAACTCTCCCCCCCCTGATTGCTGAAACCTCTAAATATAAAAGTGCCATCATTGTTTAATTGAAAGCCGGCCCCACCACCATTAAGATTAAAATTTTTAGACTTAATTAACCCTTCAGTTATTTGAAGATCCGCTATCAATCCATTTCCGGCAGTTATCTGATCAGCTTTTAAACTTTTAATCTTTGCGTCGGTTATTGCTGCATTCGAAATTTGAGCCGTACCAATCAATGCATTAGCAAATGCATGATAACTAACTTGCAATTGACCGTTAGACCAAGTTGCTACTATAAAACCTGAATTATTTTCATCATCAGAAGGGTTTGACGTCTTAACCTCATAACCTTCGATTGTATTAGGATTCCAATATATATAGTGAAGATCGTTAGAGTTATTTGTTGCGCTTCCTGAAGATATATTGTAAGATTCTCCATTTAACCATATTGTGTGAGTAATCCATTCTATAATACCCCCACTAACAATAAAAGGATTATTCCCTCTTTCGGATACTATTGCTGGAGTGTTTCTGAATTCAGATGTTATACTTCCTTGAAAATTTTCTAAATCAGTCGTACTTACCCCACCTAATTCCAAGCTCAATCCAGGAATGTATAAGTCATCTTGCAAAGCATCAGGGTCTCCAACAAAAGGCCCTTTATTACCTGCCTTATCTACAGCCCTAACCCAAAAATAACCTTTTTCTCCAGCAACACCGATATGAGAAACCTTAATCGACGGCGAAGAAGCAGGAATATCAAATATATTAGTCGCATTAGTTATCTTTAAGCCTGGATCTATTTCATCTACAGGTATATCTTCAGAAGCTCCAATTGAGGAAAGAATATCACCCTTAATTCTCCTATAACCCTCATTATCTTGTATTGAAAATTTTTCACCATCCCCCGTCCTAAAGTAAGCGTCTGCATCACCTTGATCTGTTAAAGATTGCTCGTTTTTTTCGTTTATATATTTAAACCACAATTCATAATGACTTAAATCATTCGGAGGAATATTAATAATACTATTATTAAGGCTCTGAGATAACGGCATATCCCAATTAAGAAAATAAGTATTAAAACTAGTTTCTCCACCAAAATTATTTACCTCTCCAGGAATCTCGTCTTCAGTCAAACTTAACACTGGTCCAGGTAAACTATTTTTATTATTATTACTGTAATTACGAGGCCAAACTAGAACTTTCTCATCCACCTGATATAAAGAGCCTGATCCAAAATCATCAAAAGGAAGTATTTTATAAAAGTAACCAGTTTTTTCTTCAACGCCATCAACTACAGGTATTGGAGGTTCATCAATTATCTGATTAATATTATCGCCGAACGTTGCATCTGCAGCGCCAATTACTGTTTTTACTAAGGTCGAACCTTCTTCAGTTAAAGAATTATAAGGTAATCCATTAGTTCCTGTTATTGAAAAATCTTGCTTACTAGATCTATAAAGGTTAACTTTCGTTGTTTTCTCTCTAAGGCCTCCATCAATATAATTAAAGTTAAACTTAACCTTACTAGCCTCAGTTAGAGAATCTAAACTATTAGGAATTTTAACATTAGTAATATTTTCGTATTTAAAACTATTATCAGTAATAATCGGAGGAGGATTTTCAGCAACCTTTCTTTTTATATCTACAACGTTACCATCTGTATCTATAATACCAATTTCTATACCTATATTTCTCTTACCACTTTCTGGGATCCCCACGTGATTAAAAATATAATTATTATATTCTACTTTCTCTTCCCAAACAGGAAGCCAATTAGATTCGACATATGTTGAATTTACCTCCTGACCGGCATTAGATTGAGCTATCACAGGCCCACCACGAGGATTATCTACTAAACATTTATAAATGTAATTATTACTTTGTACTAAATCTCCAGATAAATAATTCCTACCATAATAAGATGAATATTCCCCAAAATTACTACTAGTCCAATATATCGAATTAAGATCAGGGGTTTGACTATAACTAAAATCTAAGCCGCTCCATATATCATTATTATATAAAACTATATCGCCAGGATTATAGCTCTCCTGATTAGACCAATGAGAAACATTATATTGATAATTAGGAATATAAACTTCAAAATAATCCGAATCTTCTGATAAAATTAGTGGGTTTACTTTTTTCCAGTTAAATGGAGACTCATGAGGTATTTTTACATCAAAATCATTTACTAATTTATAATAGTCGCAATCTACATCATTAAAAGGTGAGGCTTTTTCCCAAAAATCTGACAAAGGAGATGGTGCTTGATCGCTTGTAAATAAAGCTCTATATATACAACCTTGATAAAGAATAAACTCTCCTTGATCATATGTTGTTCCTGAAGAAAAAATTCTTATTTTAGAATTAGGAGAAATAACAATATCATTAACAGAGTAAGATCCGCTTTCATCATATATACCCTTAAACCTAGAATCGTTTTCTTTAAAAGAAGATTTTGTATTAAAAATTATATTTTGATACTTAAATTTATCTCCGACAGAATAACTTTTAATATTAGACCAATTTTCATAAAAAGGACTAACTTCTACTTGAGGCTCAAATAATAATTGAAATATTTTACCATCTTGAGACAAAACATAATCACCAGAAGAATATAATTTCCCGTCTTCATAATCTCGGTAATTACTAACGAAACCACCTGTTCCATATATTTCATTATTTAGCTCTCGAGTATATTGAAAAGAATTAAAATTCTTTGTGCTAGGAAGCTCAAAAGTAACTTCAGTAAATCCATCAGAGTTCACAGATAAACTTTTAGAGTTGTTACCTTCCGTAATTCCACTAATAAATACATTCGTATCGCTGTCAAACAAAGACCCGCTTATACCTAATACGGAAGGAATATCAGAGCTAGATAATGAGAATCTAAACTTGTCAATATCAACAGACTGATTATCCTGATCTAAAATTTCCCAATTAAAAATAAAACTATCTTTATTTTCTCTATATTGAATTTCACTTAATTTTATTTCTGACTGATAACTTTTTAATATTGAATCGTTCGCAAAAGATAAACCTAGATCAGATACATTCATTAAATCGCCAGAGCCATACTGATCAAAAGGTAGTAAGTCATAGTAATATTTTAAACCCCAATTTTGCCTTAATGAAAATTCATAAGAGTTAATAATTTCTTCGGTATACTCAAAATTTATAAGGTCTCCCAACTTTTTCCATTTACTAGCAGAATAACCAGGGTCGTCCTGAATTGAATTCCTAATGAAGGATTCTAGGCATTCATACACCCCACCGTCTTGATATACAACTTTTTCTCCAATATAATATTTAGAGTGGTTAAGGGCTTGGTAAGGCCTAGAGTTATTCAAGCTAGAGTAATATTGAAGAGAGTCAAATATACTTTTTTCGTTAAAAATTTCTTCATCATAAGGTATACCTAAAGCTCTAACCCTAACACCAGAATAATCCGTATCGCTGTCACCCCAAGACATATTCATTGATGAAGATCGAAACGAGTCCACAAAATTAAACAAAGTAGGCTTATAATTTTTTGTTTTTATTATGCCCGTAGATTCCATCCCAAAAGAATCTACAGCGGTAACCCTCAAGTCTATACTTCTAGATAAGTCAAGCCCCTCAAGTGTATCTTGATTTAATTCAAAAGAAAAATCTCTGTAGTTACTAAATACATTATCTATATTTCCCGGCGATGTTGAAAATTGCTCCGACAAAGCTATAAGTCCTGGAGAATCTTGATTTATAGAAGAAAAATCTAATAATTGTCCATCATTAAAAAACTCAAGCTTAAAGCCTGAAAGAAAATTATCATTTAATAAATCTGACGATACACTTTGTCCCTGTAAGTAATGCCCTTCAGGGGGAATCAACTCCCAATTAAAAACTATATTTTTATTTACATATTCAGAATTTACGATTAATTCGTTTAATTCTTTTGTTGGTTTAGTGTTTATATAATAACCCTGATTACTATCTTCAGGCAAATTACTAACCCTTAAATTAGAAAAAGTAAAAGTTCCATCAAAAGAAGGAGGAGAAACAATAACATCCTCTTCAATAAAATTAGATCTTATACCTAAACTACTTTCAGCAAATACTCTAATAGAAAATTTACCATAATTTCCTTTCAAGGAAACTACCTTACTAGCAACAGCACCCTCAACCTCAACTAAATCTGAACCTAAACCTAAGTCTTCTTCAAAAGAATAATTCTGAGAGCTTCCAACCACTTTATAAAAAGCGGTTAAATCATAAACTTCAAACTCAATTGATACGGCGGTTGATAACATTATACTAAACTTGTTAAAATTAAATTTTTTGGAGCGTCAGGGATATTCATGTCGGCTTGAGGAGGAATCGGAGATCTGGGTTTTCTTATAACACCTTTTTTATCTACATATCTAAATTTGGAAGGATTATATTCCAAACCAGTTACTTCAAATTCATTCTTAGATGTTTCTTTTACACTTAAAGTTCTAAATAATTGAGACTCTAGCTTTCTTTCCGCACTGACTGCAGGTCTTCTTACATAACTTGCAGAGCCTATGCCAGATCCATCAGGCAAAATTGTGAAATCACTTATATCAATAGTTCTCAATGAATCATATAAACCTGAAGAATCAACTATTTCCACGGAACTTTCACTTATATAAATAATAGAAAACTCTTTATTAATTAATGCATTAAACTCAGAGCTTGCAGAATTGACGCCCTGAAGAGTTAATTCATTATTTAATTTTAAATTTAAATTGTTTTCTGGAAAAAATTCGATAACTACCGAGTTTTCCCCTTGAATAGAATTAGTTGCATCTATCGCATGAAACTCTTTAATATCAGATTTCATCAAACCCGGATTACTATCAAAATCAATTATAGATTCCTGAGCTGCTTGGCCTAATTGCTGAATTACAAAATCCTGTAAATCAATAAATTCAGTTAAAGAAAGAAAGAATCCATTAGAAACAACTTCAATAACGGGCATTTTTTTACTTTCGCCCAAAGTATAAATATCTCCTTTATTGATTGGAGTGTCATCATATACAAAAAATGCAGATATGAACTTCCTTTCATCACTATCAAATATCACATTAACCCATTTTTTAATAGAAACAATATACCAGAATGAATCTTTAATGGAATTATTAGTCCAAAACCACCCAATATCCTTTTCAAAAAGCCACATTTGATCCTGCGAAGATATATTTGTTTTTAAGCTTTCGACATAAATCCAATTCATGGTTGGGCTAAAAATCCACTCGTCGCCAGGATCGACCATTCCCAAGAAATCTGATTTATATAAACCTAATTCAGACTGAGACGACAAACCAAGAGAAGTTTTCTCAGCTTCAGACCAAGAAAATTCTTCCTTAACCCCAATAATACCCTTTATACTGTACGCAGCGCCAATTTGAATAGAATTTAAAGCATCATCGAGTCTACCTTCGGACTCGTATATGAAATAATGCTCACCTCCTTTGTTCAAAAATTCATCTCTACCGATATCTACAATATTGACATTATTCTGGGATCCAAGTTTTTTTATCTCAAATGTATGCTTAGTAACAGAATTAGCCTGATAAATATATTTATTTGAGATACCTCCAGGCAAAACCCCTAACGAAGAGAATCTAATTCTCTCTCCATCAGTTAATCCATGATTAAAACTTTTAATTTTATTGGAGGATAATTCAACATTGAAAGATTTTTTGAACTGTAAATTTTTAATAACGGTTTGCCTACTTTTAAATCCATATGAATTATCTAAAGATATAGAGTCCAAAGATCCGTTGAATTTTAAAACTTGAGGGTTAGTTACAGCATCAATTTCAGCATCTTGATCATCTGAATTGTTTTCGCTTCCAGACCTAATCTCTATTGTTTCAAAGTTTTCTTTATTTTGTCCCGAAGCAATAGTCAATTCAATAAAAGATATGCTAGGCGAGGATCGAATTGATTTATCTATAACTACAATTTTAGAAGGCGATTCAAATTTATTACCATTAAAGTTATATTCTATATAATTCTTTACAGCCTTAATCCTGCCGTTTTTATCGTTTCCAGCTCTCATTTCATCGCAAACTTCAAATATTGAACCTGGAAGCAAATATGAAGCTTCTTGAGAAGCAGTAAACCTTATGGTTTCTTTTTCTAATTGCCCAGTTAAAAGAATCCACTTAGCTAACCTTCTAGCTTGAGATTCAGAAGTTAAACCAAAACCCATGACTTCATGATCTATAAATCCAAATTTTTGCATAGCAGCGGCATCTTCTTCATAAACAACGTCGGGCTTAAATTGCTTATCCTTATTATTAAACCTAACCAAAACAGCAGTAACTCTTTTCGTTTTACTCATACCTGAATATAAAAAACCAGAGTCAGATATATTAGAGTTATTAAATAACATTACAGGAGACTTGAGAGAGTCTTGTGTTGAAAATATTTTACCAGAAGCATAAGTTATCATACCTCGAAACACTGCCGACATTGAATTTATAATATCTAAAGCGTCAGATTTTTCGGATATATATATATTAGTAGTAAATCTCGGTTCTACTACCGGATGATTTTTTTGAACACAGCAAGCTCCAGCAATTTTTTTTCTATCAGACCCACTCTTTTTAAACGACGAAGGATCTTCATCAAAAGATGGTCCCAGTAGTGTAACTTGCCTCGAATTAACGTCGCTATGCAAAATAACTCTTTCCTGTATAGTCACTTCACCCTCCCGCACGGCAGACTTCCTTTTTATATTTTCAATCTGATCTTCACTAAGAGTTTCAAATTTATATCCGTGCTGATATATAAAAAACGCCATTTTTTTACCCTTAAAGCTTTCTCCGTCGCCAAATTCAGATTTAAAAATATCTCTTTTATCATCAGAAGAAAGATTCTCTGGATGATCTAAAAATTTATATTCATTATTTTCATCTAATTCAAAAAATCCATCATCAATAGTTACCGAAAAATATTTTGCCCCACCTAATGTAGTGGATTCAACGTTAAAAGTCTCAAAGGGTTTAGGCATATTATTCTGACACTCAACAGGGAAATCTGTTTCAACCAATTCATCACAGTATTTAGCTATTTTATATAACTGCCACTTATCAATAAAATCTTCATTCAAACCATACTTACCCAAACCAAACCTAGGGTTATGTAATATATCATAAAACACCCAAGCAGGATTATCCGACCATTCCTTGAATTCATCACTGATGGAGCTTAATGATTTTAGCTTATTATATTGACCCTTAAATTTTCCATTCCATGCGCCGTTATAAGTTTTTGCTACAGGGTCGTAATTACTAGGGACGAGCACTTTTTTCAGCTTCAAATGATAGCTTCTTTCAGGAACAGAACTAAAGTTTTTACTATCAAAGGAAATTTTACACATAGCAGAGTGTGGATATAAAAATTTATTTGCTACAATTTCTTCAATATGAGCTATTTGAAGATTTCTTGTTTGATCCATCCCCCCTACTGAACTTTTTTGGGCAGTATTATCATATTCCGCGCTTAACTTAATAATTTTGAATGTAAATCCCTTACTCCTATCTATACTATTTATAATCCTAGGAAGCTCAACCGCTATATCAAATTGATAAGGAGATGTTGCAACCCCACTTAAACTAAAACCTATCGCAGGAAGATTATCTGAAATGGTCTCCGATTTAAACAAAGAAACTTGAGAATCCTTTTGGATTTCATATTTACAGCCAGACGAAGCATCAACAATAGATAAAAAATCATCCCCATTAGATATATATATACCAAAATTTACAGTATTCGGTCTTATGACCATTTTGGCGTTTTCATCAGAACCTTCTACAACACTTCTTGATAACTCGACTTTAAAAGAAAATATGACTTTCTTAACATTATAATTTGAGATAAAATGATTAAATAATAATGCCCCAGCGTCCTCGGCAGACTTTAATGAGTAATATTCTGAATGCGAAAAACCTTGACCTTCGGAGTTGCCTATATTTTTTTTTCTATAAGGAGAGCCTCCGTACAAGATCTGATCGTATTGAATTATAGTTGAAGAATAAGGAAGTAAAATAACAGATTCAGAGTCTGAACCTTTTTTCATAACAGGAGAATCCTCTTCTTCATTTTCATTCAAAATATAATTAAGCCTCCCATCTCCATCAGAAGAAGTGTTTTTTATCTGGACGTTATTTAAAAATATACCCTCCCTTATGTCTCCCCCAGATATAGCCCCGCCTAATTTATTAACGAAACCTTCTATTGGCCCTTCCGAAAGTATATCTAAGTAAGTTACCTTGCTGTAAGATTCTAAAGCGTTATCTCCCGCCGATGATTTTCTAGGTATTGGAAAACTCCTCATCGAAGCAGAAATATTCGACGACCCAACCATTAACCTTCCGTATCCCAAGGGAACAGGTATTCCCTGTGCCTGTCTATTAGTAGCTCCTTTAATTAAAAAAGATTTAGTCGAAACCGCTTTTCCTTGATCAGGTGGTTTTGGCGGCTTAAATAAAACATTCATTGCTACTTGAGTGATAGCGCCCCAAACTACAGAAGTAAAAACATTTTGTAATAATGTGGAAGTAAAAAGCTTAGCTGCCATTCCAGCAACAAATCCGCCATCCGCAGTGCAAATAATATGCATAGAAGATTTAATTTTATTTTGATGGTGACTAATTACATTTTTATTAAAGTCCCCTTTTGTTTTTATTTCCTTAGGGCTTTTGTGTAAACATAAATAGTTATTTCCATTAATTTGCTCTCTAACTAAAAAATCAATAAAGCCACTAGAATTAGCGTCTATAGCCTGAACAGCCTCTTCTACAGTATCCACGTCCAAATTCCACTCTTTATCAAAAAGAGTGCCAATTTCTCCATGTAAAAAAATTTTCTTCACTTTACCTTAAACCTTACATATTTTATACACCTACATTATTATATAAGTAAAAGTCTTTATCTCTTAGACTATATATTAAATATGGTATATTTATTTTATTCGAAGAATCCATATCCCAACAAGAAGGAGAAGAGCTTCCAATAATATGGGAATGAAACACTACATTAACATCATATTCAATAAAAACATAAGGATCAATACAAAAAGAATTAGATTTATTATTACTAATATTTTGGCATTGTTTCAAATTCTTACACCTATCATAAATAATGCCGCAAACTTCCTCATCAGCACTTAGATGAGATAATTTACTGATTTCACCTAATACCTCCTCAGGGATATCATTCAATACTATATCTCTCTGTTCCAGGAAAACCTCCAAACCTTAAACCCTCGTGAGTTGAATCAATTTTATTAAAGTTAATCAAATCTGCATTCTCCCTGCTAAATCTTTTTTGGCAAGCCTCTAAAGTTTTAGAGCATTCATCTTTCAACCAATACTCTTTATCTAAAAATGGGTGATGTCGTTCTGGATCATTATGGTCCTGAATGCAAACGAACAGACTGACAGATCGCTTATAAGCGTCTTTATTACTAATAGGACTTATCTTAACGACATCCCCCAACCTGTATCCATTTTGCTGAATCCCTCCTTCGTTTAAACCTAATTTATTCCATTCTGGAACCTGCTCCGAGCTACTATATTTTGAAGGATCTATTTTCCCAGAAGAATCTTTAAAACCAAACCCTTCAGTCAATGTTTTTCCATCTGCAGTTTCTATAGCTAAACCTTTATACCCGCAACCAATTTCACATCTATAAGTCCAGTTGCAATAATCAGCTAAAATAATTCTAGCAGGAACCCAAGATTCCTCAAGTTCAAGCACAGAAACTAATTCCATTTCTATAAAATTTTTATCTTCAGACGTTTTTCTATTTATAAAAAATACATCGTCATTAAACCTTGAGTTAGGATCTGGACTACCAAAAGGATTACCGCTATCCTGTTGAAAATTTTCATCATCCAAAAATCTAGCGTAAGTTCTTTTTCTTGAAACTTTACAGCCAATAAAATCTTCGTTAGAATAAAATATTTTAGAAAACAAACCTTGAGGATTTGCTATTTTAAGCTTAGGTCTCGGTAAGGTGCCGTCAGATTTTTGCTCAAAACCGCTCATCGATATAGGTAATGGCTGATAAGAATTACCCTGCCATATAACAGGATTAGATCCATTAATCATAGGACAAAATCTATAAACAGATTCTGCACCCAAGTTTACCCCATATACATCCTTAAGTTCATCAAAATTAGATTGCAAGCTACTAAAGTCAACTTCAAATAAATCAATAATAACATCTGGATTTATTGAGAATAAACTTTTATTAAAATTTTGATCAGAACTAGACATCGCTTATATATATAGAAGTATTAATAAGTATATTATTATTTAAAGAAGAATTTCCAACATTAATTCCGCCACCGTAATAGCCCTGACCAAATAAAGAGCTAATTAACACTTCTTGCCCTCCCTCGGTAACAAAAACTAAATCGCCAAGCTCAGCATTTTCATTATTCATGTGATATATAAAATCATAATTTAGTGGATTTATTTCTCCGTAAAATGCTAGATCAAAAAAAGCGCTCTGACCACCAGGGATTTGATTTGTTTTATTTTTTACAAAAAAGTTCTTAATTAAAAATTCGTTATGGCTAAACGAATCTCCTGATTCTCCTAGTTGGGCCCTAGCGATTGATTTTATATTGCCGCGATTGTCTTGAAAATATTTATCTATTAAGCCATTATAAGTTCGCATGGTATAATTATCTCCATCTCTATCCATGATAGTAAAAAACTGACCGCCCTCTAACCCTTCAGTATAAGATTTATCTACCTTTACATATTGATTAGATAAATTAAACGGCAGAGAATTATCGTCATCTAACTGATAAATAAAATCATCAGAGTTTAATGAATTTAAGTTCACAAGACATACATCATCTTCTGAAGCTTGAGAAACTATCGACAAAGGGTTATACTCATCTAATTGCCTTAAGTTATATACAGTAATAGTTTTGCCTCCTATATTTCTAAGTTCCACTCTTTTTTTAGCGTAATTACCCAAATAGACAGGCTCATCAACATTTACCTCGGCAACCACTAACGGATTTGGGCATAATAATTCACCCTCCAAGGCGGAAGAAGGGCTAATGCTATTATCATATTCTGAGGCAGTAAACTCCAACGGAAATTGTTCAAACACAGCCTTGATAGAGTGATTATTTTTATAAGTATATCTGTGCTGCCATTGTTGACATATAAAATTCTTGGAAGCCTCGTATGGAGCTGGAGGCTTGAACTCAAAAGGTATATATCCTAAATGTTGTTCTAGAAAATGCAGGATTGCGTAAGCTTCACTATCACTTCTATTATTAAACTCCAATTCCAAAGAAAGAAGGCTTTGATTTATTCCGTCAGCATATATTTGAGAATATCCTCCTTCTGATATTATTTCGTTCGTTCTTGGCTTTTGAGTGATATTCAAACTCAACGAAGGCTTCCAAAAGAATGACCTACTCCAATACTCAGTATTAACATCTTTAAAATAACCATTTTCTCTAGTCCAAGAATCCTGAGCTTCGACAGGAGACTTGCCCACCTCAGGAGATTCTCCGCTCCAATAATAAAATTTTTTATTTTCATCAGAATAAACAACATCATTTTTTTCATAATATTCAGTATCAGAATATTCATCTGCAGGATTAAGAAAAAGCCCCTCCGATTTATTTAATATTGATGTATCTAAGTTTCTAAATCTAACAGTAATATCATTACTATTTTCAAAATTTAACGCGTGGCTCCATTCATTGCAATAAAATTTCTTAAGTTGCATCTCGTTTGAATTATAAGGAAAAAACGCCGCACTACCATCCCATTTAAAACCAGATATACCTTGAGAATATTTTAGATTAGGAGAAGGTATGTCTTCTTCGTGCTGACCCTGATGATTTTCAAGGAAATGAACTATTGCATTCGATTCTCTATTAGTTCTATTTTTAAATTCTAAATCTAATTCGAAAGTTAATGAATTAATGTTTTTTGGTTGAATCGTATAGTAACCATTTCCATATTGATATTTATAATTATTCGCTTTAAAATTAGCGGTTGAATTGTAATCGGCATCAAAGAAAAATTTATCTGCAGTCCAAGTGTTTGAATTATCAGATGGATAAGTGTTTATAGAAGACAGCGAAATAGTTTGAGGTCCGATAGGTTCAAAATCATTAAACCCACCACTAACAGGCAGAACCTGTATAGCGGTTCCCTCGAGATCAGGGTCGTTATTCAAGGACTTAATATCTTTTTCTATATCAAGAACCCTATATATTCCGCTATTATCACCAGTACAACCTTCTAGATTTAAAACTTGACCAACTCGCAACTCTAAATTAACAGCGTCGGGCCTATTCATTAAATCAACTATATAGTGAGTTTGACCCTCGCTAGAGATTGGCCCATCAGGAACTAAAGCTAATCTTTGACTTGCCTCTATAAAATTTCCTCCGCCATTAATCGCATCTTCTTTGGCGTAATAAAATCTACCATCCCCAGTATAATATACGAAGTCAAATTTTTTATAATCAACGCCAGTCTGAAACTCACCAGAATAATTCGTTACATGAGTTACGTTTTGAGATTTTAACAGCCCTTCTAAATTATTCATTATTTAATAATTTCTTTTATCGTTATATTAGCTGTAGCATATTGACCTTCTGATATAGCAATGTCTTGAGTCTGAATCTTGCCTTTCGCGGAAAACCTTGCGACCTTTTCTCCTTCAAGAGATAAAAGAAACGCTTCTATCTTAGAACCCTCTATTCCCTCTGCAGCGGAAGATGTTTGCTTATCTCCGTATGCGTTGATTTTTTCAATAATTTCATTACCTTCGATTCTCATTTCTTTTTCTATATTTTCTACAGAACATCGAACAGGAACAGTTCCGCTAGGGCTAGTATTTATTGAAGTATTTTCATTAGCTCGTATTTGATCATGTATTTTTCTATTAACAACGATACTATATTTTAACTTAGAAATTTCAAATTCATTTTGTTCAACCCCACTGGCAAGTATATTCCCGAAAGACTTAAGTCCGTGCGCGAAATTTACATTAGATTGACGAAATCTCTGATCGATCACTCTTTCAATTGACCCATATATGTCGTAAGAGGCGCTAGCCATCACCATTCTAAAAGGAGACATTTCAAAACTAAAAGAATTTAAATACATATTATTAAAACTATATCTACCAACAATATTATTATTAATAGAACGCTCATCCATACCCGCAGCAATATCAAACATTCTTTCTATAGAATTAGGATTACCATCAACAGTAAATTTATCAGAAGATATATAAAAATTTATAGATAATTTTCCAGTCAATCCTCCAACAGGAGCAAATTTTACAAATTCTGTTTTTGCCCCAACAATAGAACTATCATAATCACCATATACTCTTTCTGCCTCAAGCTTAGGAGATATAGATAAATTAGCAGAGCTAGCCAATAAATCTTTACCTCCAATAGTAATTTTACCATCCTCAAATCTTAACAATTTATCGCTCATACTAAAGGATTGTGATAGGTTTCATAGCCTTTGTAAGCTAAAGAGATATTCATTTCCTCTGCAACAGTACTATTAATTGCTTCGCTAATTAATCGAGCACTCTCAATCTCAAATGTATTAATATCAGTCTGTGCATAAGAATCTAAAATTTCTATTTTAACATCGCTTTTCGGAGCCGCTTGAATTCTATCTTTTATTTCTCTAATTTCATATTGATCAGCAATAATAGATACATTGACATCTGTTTCTATAGGGTATTGAGTGTCGATCTGAATTGGCTCTAAGTTTTTAACGGAAGCTTGAGAGTTTTCCCAGTCAGAAGAATTACCCTTAGGCAAACCATATACAGCATTTACATTTATTCCTCTACTGTAAGCAAAAGAACTAACTGCATCGATTGAAAAATCGCTAATAGTAACCCTTATTGTTGACTGATCCGGATATTTTATATTTTTATTTTCTTTTGTTGCCGGACTCATAGACACATCCTTTCCGAGCTGCCCATAAACTATAATATCAGTTTGAATATCAGGAATTTCACCAACTGAACAGTTTACAGAATATCTTGAAACTCTTCCTTTTGTAAAGCCAAAGCCCTTTGTATTATTTTCGTATAGTATTGAACCGTTAATCTCTTCTTCATCAAATTTATATTTACCATATATATTTTTCTCTAACAAAGGATCGTAGCCAACCATTTTTCTACCTATAGAAAAGTTGCCTTGCAAAGGTGAATCAATTAATGCGTCAATGAATCCTACGCCAGCAACCCTAATTGGTTTCTCGCTAATTCCATAACTGCCATCTACGGACTGAACACCTAATAATTCGTAACCATTTATAATTACAGTTTGCTCGTAATTAGAATAACTCATATTAACCGCTTAATAAACCGCCAGGCCTTTGCTCTTCAACTATAACTGAAACTACTTGCTGTTTAATTTTATCTGCTAGAGCGACATTACTGCTTTGCTCTTCTGATTGTTCTGCCGGATTTTGGCCTGATTTTTGTTCGCTTTCGCTAGAAGCTTTACCTTGCTCCATATTTATTGAAATATTAATATTATTAGTATTACCCCCAGAAATATTACTATCGGATGAACCAAACTCCCCTGATACAGGTCCGCCATCATTAAATTTACCAGCATTAATACTGTCAAGAGTTGACTTTCCTAATTTTCTTGCGCTACTTGCCTTAATAACATATTCACCCTCGCTTAGCATTGCCGGAATTTGATCTATACCAGATTTACCTGAAATATACCCACCCCCCGCGTATTTTCTAATAAAACCTCCACTGTTTCTACCAATTTTAGGCCTCCCAAAATAATCATACTGATTGGCAAGAGAAGAGCTACCTAGACTACTAATATTATCAAAAGAGCCAAAACTATCTCCTAAACCCATATCGAAAGACTCGCTAGGCGCGTTCAGTATTGCTTCTCTAGACAGATCTAACGTTGCATCTGGTTTTTGAAACATGCTGCCAAACTTATTGGTACCCCAAGCTATTCCAGCACTTAAAGCTGTTCCTGCTAAACTTTGCCAAAACTGCTGCTTTTTCCTCTTCTTCATTAAAGCTTTTTGTCGCTGTCTCTCTTCTTCTGCAAGAACTTCCCTAAGCTTTGAAGCGTCATCTTCTATTCCAACATTGCCAGCCAATCCACTATAAAAATATCCGCTCATAGCCTTAGACTGATAGGCTTTTCCTGATTCGAACGCCCTACCCCCAGCAAAATCAGCAGCAAGAGCAGATCCGTCTTCAGGAACCTTACCTCCTTCAGCAAATTTTTTTGTTTTACCTCCGTATTTAAATCCTCGTTTTTTATAATCTTTATCTATAGGCTTATTTCTAATAAACGGAGGCAATAAATAATCAGGGCTACCCTCAGTCGCCCATGACGGCAAAGGCTTTTCCCCCATACCGTATAATTTTTTCATTAACTCAAATTGATTTTTCCCCGATGCAGGCACTCCAGGCCTAATTCTTTCTACAGAATGATCAAAAACGTTTTCATTTTCATTCCTAACTTTATTTAAAAGATAGTCGTACTTTCTCCTAATGTCGGATATATTCGCTCCCTTTTTCATTATCTCAGCAGATCTCTGCTTAATTAATTGATCCTCCACAGACTTAAGAATATCTGCGCTTTTATCTACCATGGGAGGGCCTTGCATCTTATCTGGGTCAATCAAAGCGAATGGATCCCAGTTATCCATTTCGGGGCTTGCGGATCCACTTACATCTGAAACAGTAGTTGCCCTTCTTAACGGGCTCTCAAATAGAGTTGATCCAAAATTAACAGAGCCATCGCTATTTTGCGACCAATCAAAAGGAGAGGTTGCCCGCTCCATTTTCTGCTGTGGGCTAGGTTGGTTTTTAAGCGAAAACGCTCCTATTCCCGCGGCCTTCTTCTGGGCAAGCGCATACTGCTCTTCAAAAAGTTTCATATTATCTGAATCATCTAAAAAGTCCATCATTCTATTTTTAAAACTTCTTGGAGGAAGAACGCTAAATTCTGTTTTTGGTTCTGTAAATATTTCGGGAGATGAATTAGGAGGAGAGCTAAATACGCTAGCTAGATCCACAGAGCTTGAAGATCCAGGGGGGTTACTAAATACATCTGAAAGGGGTGTGGTTGGTGCAAAAGCTTCGGTTTCAGCTTTTTGATACTCCTGCTCAAACAATTTCATATTATCAGTATCATTCATGAAATCCATCATTCTATCCTTAAAGCTTCTTGGAGGAAGAACGCTAAATTCTGGTTGAGGAGTAAAGAAATCATTAAAAGAGGAAGAGGCTGATGGAGAAGATGAAAAAGCGCCGCTCAAATCCGAATCAACCCATCCCCCATTAGCGTATTTAGGTATTTTACCTCCAGCATTTAAAGTATGCATAAAGCTTCCGCCATACCTATTAACAGCTTCTTTACTCATAAGATATTCTCCGTCGGAAACCATAGCAGGAACAGATCCACCTTTAGAGTAATTTCTTATATGCCCGCCATTATATCTATTAGTAGCTTTAAAGCCCATTGCTCCAACGATGCCTTGAGCAGCTTGTTGTAAAAATGCAGATTGTATAGATTGCAAAAAATTTATTCCTATTTGAGTCATTGCATCACCAAGATCATCTGCGCCATTTAAAGCTACTTGCATAGCTTCAGCTAATCCATCAGCCAATAAATTAGGAACTCTTTTGCCTATTTCATAATGCATATATTGAGCTTGATCTCTCATTTCGGCAAATGAATTAGACATACCTCTAGTTATTGCAGACCTATCATCAACCTGTCCATCGATAGTAACAGACTGCCCGCGCATATACCTATCATTTTTCTCCCTAGCAGATAATTCGCTCTCTACAGCCTGAACGCCCTTTTCTTTTAATATATTTTGTTGAATAAGGCTATCGTTTATGTTTTTTATTTCTTTATTTAAGTCTCCGTTTACTCCTAATCTTTGTTGATCTAAAATTTTTAATTCTTCAAGGCGTTGCTTCATCTCTTGGCGAGTCTCTCCACCCCCAACAGTTTGTTGAAACTCTTCATCGCTCAACAAATCTTTACCGTATCCTCCCAGTACATCTTGCAAATTAGTTATTTCATTTTTTCCGCCAGCGTCCTTGAATCGTGATTCTAATATCGAACTTATATCAACTTCTTTGCCTTCCATTTTCAATATTTTATCAATTTCTTCGTCCGTAAATCCGCCAATCTCAAGATCCTTCGAGGCTTGTTGTAATATTCCTAATTTAGCGCCTGAACTTTTTCGCACCATATCAGGAACGATTCTACTTTCTAAATCAGATCTATCGATTTGCAACTGTTTTTGCTTTGAGGTATATCCCCCTACAGACCTACCTGCATCCGCTATTCTTTTATCAAGAGCAGAACTTTCAGAAAGAAAACTAGAGTTTCTATTAAAGTTTTGAATACTCTGATTCATATCTTCAAGCAACTCTCTTCTTTTGCCAAGTATATTATTTATTGTTAACTCTGAATTAGCTTGGGACTCCGATAGCGTTTTTTGTTTACCTAATAATGTAATTTGATTTTGATATAAAAGGCTTCTATTTTCTACTATTTTATTTGCTTGGTCCTCATTAACTCCAATATCTTTTAATATTTGTAATAAATCTTCAGCGCTTTTACTGTTTAATTCGTTAGTAAGATCTACTGTTGTTTTATCTTTTAAATCCGCCTCATCTAAATCTTTAAAAAGATTTTGCTTTAAAGCTTGCGTTAAACCAGCGTTTTGCCCAGAAGAAATATCACTTATGAGTCCTTTTTTAAATTCGGATTTGGCTTGATTTGTTCCTAACTTATAAGCCTCTTCAGCTTTATTAATAGCCCCAATAAAATCTATACGAGCTTTCCTTTCTTCGCTTATTAAACTACCCATTAACTGTTTTTCGGTCTTTAATGAATTCGACATATCAATGTACTCAGCTTTAATATCCAATTGAGCTTCGGCGCTTTTTTGCTGAGCTTGAATCATGGCTTTCTGAAGATTGAGTTGAAGAAT